GGTTTCTGGAAAAACTTCCGTGTACACTGGATCGGCAATCAAGTCTCTGACCTTACGACCAAATCTCACGGCAAGTTCTGTATTCATCGTGGCTTGGATAATCTTGAGTTTTGGATTACGTCCCAAGAACCACGAGGGCATGAGATAGGATGCCATCTCTGACTTCGAGTGTCTTGGTGGCATGTTTACAATCAGTCTCTTAAGTTTGCCTTGTGCGATTAGCTCCAATTTTTCTGCAATAATTTTATGATGGCTGCCAACAATAAACCCTTCATATACATGTTGGGCATAGTCCAAAAAATTTTCTTGTGCTTTTTCACGAGTGTCCAGTTTGTTTTTCTGTTGCTCTAACAGAAATACTTCTTGTAACACCTCTTTAGGTAACGCATCTAATGTCATGTCCCAACGATAATATATTCAAATGAATTTATCAACCCAACATATATATACACATATAGTAACACCGCACCGTTGTTTTAGGGGGGTGGGGGGTAAAAGGTGCTACGAGTCGCAAGAGTAAACTATAAGTAACCCTTTATCAGTTGCGACTCGTTGCACCTTTTCTTTTCCTCGGTTTGGTCGGCAGCGAGGTGGTGGGGGTAAAAGGAGCAGAAGCTCGCAAGCGACCACTCCGTTGCTTCTGCTCCTTTTCATGCTCAGAGAGGAGTCGCATCTAGATGCGACTCCTTTGGTTAAATGTGTTTGATCTTATCTTCTAATTTGCTACCTTTATATTCGCTTCTAATAGCTTCTAGAAGATCCTCGATTCTTTCTTCGAGGGAAGCCACTCTTGATTCGAGATCCTCGGTTCTGTGGTGGTCTTCGATCTTGTCATCAATGACTTGATCCACTTGATCGTGAACGATATCATTGATCATATCTTCGATTGTGTTCGCCATACGTTTTCTCCTTTCGTTAAGTATGTTATATAAGAATCTATGGGATATGTCTATATCTTTATGGGAAAATATATGTTTCCAAAATAGAAAGAATAAATGCTTGACATATAAGATTGAATGGGATATATTAGGTACATAACAAATGAAAGGAAAACCAATGACACAGTTAGATCTAACTACAGTCCATGAGTGTTGTATTTGTGGTGGCGACATTGAGCATCACAAAACAGAAGAAGGCGAAACTTATTGGACTCAAGGGCATAACGCCCAACCGATTAAAGAGGGTCAATGTTGCGACAGTTGTAACACACTAATCGTCCTACCAAAAAGATTCTCTAATATTTTAAAGTTATCACAATCAAGATAATTTTCTCCTACCCAGAGCCACCCTTCGGTGGCTCTGGTTTTTTTGTGCCTCCCTTCCATTATTATGCGTAAAAACGCAAAGAATCGCAGAGCGACCACTCCGTTTTCTTTGCGTTGTCAATCGCTTTTTTTGAGTCGCACTTAAAAAAAGTGCTTGACATCTCCCACGAAATCCCATATATTAAATTAAATTTAACGAAAGGAAAAAATATTATGGGTGTACCAATTATTCAACCAGACTTTAATACAGTCGATTACTCCAAGGAAATGTTATTAACCAACTTTCCAAAGGGTTCAGAAGTTCATTTGATTGTCAGACAAGTTTCAAGATCTGGAATGTACAGACATATTTCAGTTCATGGAATTAAGGATAATAAAATTTATGTTTATTCTTTCCATGTCGCCAACGTCCTCAAATGGACTTACAAAGATAAAACCAACGCAGTCGGTGTTGGTGGGTGTGGCATGGACATGGGATTCCATCTTGTCTACACTCTTGCAAGTGTCCTTTACAAAGACGGATACGCATTAACTCACAGATACATATAAGAAAGGGGAAAACCCACGCCGCGAGGCGTGGGTTATTTTTTTGCCTCCTTCTGGGCTTCTTGTTTTCTCAAGTTGCAGAGGTGCAAAGTTGCAACGGATCGCAAAGCGACCATTTCATTTCCGTTGCAACTTACATGCCACTCTTTGATTCGCAAAAGCCAGGACGACTTCCAACGATCCACGCACCAGAAATCCTTCTGCCTCGGTGGAAACGGAGAGGGTCGCAGAGTGTCGAAACGCAAGAAACTCGCAGACCGAACCACCTTCAAACAAATATAGACACTTGGTTTGAGGGTGGCGAACCAAGAAAAAAGAAACGTAGTTATTGGCTTTTATCCTCAAATGCGTTGATATCTGTGATAATTCTACCTTAAATTTGTTTCCTTTTGTTGGTGCTTTTAGTTCGATAAACAAAGGCAACATTTCATTAATAATTATCAGATCTGGAAAACCACTATTAAATTTATTTTCTATTTTTTGGATAAATGTTTTTGGTGGCAGTTGCTTTTTTATTTGTAAAAAAAATTGTTTTTCTGTCATTTTATTGTTGACTTATATAAGATTATGTGGGATATATAATTATCATTTTAACAAGTATAAGGATAGACCAATGACAGATCAATTAGAAAATTTTAAAGACTTAGATGTCTTCAATAATCAAAGATGGTTTTACAAAGGATTTTATATCTTGGAAACTATACAAGAAGAACAAGATGAAACAACACAATTAGTTAAAGAAAGAAAGGTAAAATATGAGAGCTTATTTAATTGATCCGATTGAAAGAGAAATCTCCGTTGTTAATTATAACGGAGATTATCAGATGATTAATGAACTTATAAATTCGCAAAGAGGTTTTGATGCAGTTTATGGGTTTAGAAATCAAGACACCTTATTCGTAGATGACGAAGGTTTGTTATTAAAAGAAAATCATGCCTTCGAATTTACATATGATAATGGTCATACTCAACCTTTGATGGGTAAGGCTTTAGTTTTAGGTACAGATGCAGAGGGCGAAAGTGTTGCAGTTAAAAGCACTTTAGAAGATGTCGCAAGCAAAATTAGATGGATTGGCAAAGTTAAAATCTATCATAGTCAGATGGGTTTTGAAATTGTCCCAATAGAAGCAGATGTAGAAGAAGCTAGAAATTCAAGAATAAGAGAAGAAGTTAATGAAGTAATTTCTAAAATAGCGAAAGGAGTAAATGATGACAGTTGAAGTTTTAGAAAAGAAGGTAATTTCCAATTACGAAAAGAAAAATGTTTCTTCTTTGTATAGTGAAATTACATATATCCAAGGTCAGATCAAAGCAAATCTTGAGATGCAAATACATTTAAAAGAAGATGAGATGAGATTGGAAGATATGAAAACCGATCTTGAAAAAGAAATCGTAGGTTTGCAAAATGACTAGACTTTTAAAATTAGTTGAAAGAGTTGGGGAAGATTTAGATATCTTCCTCAATGACAAGGATATGACAAACGAACAAGCATACGAAGAGATAGGCAAAAAACTTTATGAAGTTGATGGACTAACTTGGAGAGGTGGGTTTGTTGTTAAAGTTGCAGAGCAATTAACATTAGAAAATATCGAAGAGGAAAATATATGAAAGCGATACACAAAGGAAAGCAGAGATCTAACCAACATAACAGAAAAAGCAATCCTAAATCTAACCACTATAAAGGTATAAAGATTGGAAAGCACAGTAGGTACAATGGTGGATTACTTAATGCTTTTAAAAAGTAATAATCAAAGTTAGGCATGATTTTCGTGCCTAATCTTGAATATTGCAACAACAGAATGAAAGGAGATGTTATGCAAAAATCAAAAAAGAGAGTTCAGTTTGAGAACAAGATGCTCAGAGAACTTGTAACTGACTTGTTTTGGGAATACGACAGAATGAGCAGTAGTGGTCAAAAGACACTTGATAATTTAGCAAAATTAATTGGTGTCCCAACAGAAGCAGAAATAGAAGGTACATTAAATGGAAAGTAGTTTTATTCCTTTAGCAGAAGAGCTAGAAAAATATATCCAACACCGACTTGATATTATAACAGATAGTGATTGGTTTGCAGAGTTGATTGATGAAAAAGTTAATAAAATTTTAGAAGAAAGGGAAAAAAATGGGTAGATATTACAACGGAGATATTGAAGGCAAGTTTTGGTTTGCAGTTCAATCAAGTGATGATGCAGATTTCTTTGGTCAACAAGGAGAAGCCAGGTTTTTAAATTATTACTTTGATACAGAGGACTTGCCGAAGATAGAAGAAGGTATCAAGAAATGCAAAGATTATTTAGGTCGTCTTTTGAAGATACTAGATAAATTTTTTGAAGAAAATAACGGATACAATGACAAGATGTTAGTTGATTATCTAAACGACATTTATTCTTTTGAGGGTTTACCATCAAAAAAGTTTACCGAACAAGGGGTAAAGCATTATTTAGAATGGTATGCAAGACTTGGGTTAGGTGAACAAATCTTGGATTGTGTCAAAGAAAAAGGCGAGTGCCAATTCGAAGCAGAATTATAATAGGAGTAAAAATGGAAAATAATATAGACATTAATCAATACATACAATTTGATGAAAAAGTTTGTGATATGATAATTTATTTTAATAAAAATAAATTTCTTGAAGATGCTTTGGAGTATTTACAAAACGAAAACCTAGATTATCAAATTATAGTAGAGGAGTAAAAAATGGAAGTAAAAATACCTAGTTCTTTTATAGATAGGCATGGCTCTGTAGGACAACAGACACTTAATGAAATTTTAAATACATTCAAAGATGGTGTTACAGATGCTATGATACATGGCACAAGAGATGAAAAAAAGGAAGGTGATTTCTTTTATAAACAAGGCTATGACTTTGGTATAGATTTATTTTGTAAATCAGAGGAGTGGACACATGAGTAAGATGCTCAAACATCTTGACTTATGTAGTGGTATTGGTGGCTTTGCCGTAGGTTTTTCTATGGCAGAGTTATCAGAGCCAATCGCTTTTTGCGACACAGATAAGTTTTGTCAGAAAGTTCTTGCCAAAAACTTTCCTAATATTCCAATTTATGATGATGTAAAGGAGATCGCAGATGAACCAACCAGATTTATTTCAGAAAGACCAGATATCCTCACGGCAGGATATCCGTGTCAACCCTTCTCAACAAGTGGCAAAAGGGGTGGATCGCAAGACCCTCGCCACATCTTTCCGTACTTGCATAAACTTATTAAACAAATCAGACCCACTTATTGCGTTTTCGAAAATGTTTATGGACACCTCTCATTGGGACTTGACGAGGTACTCTTTGCAATGGAAAGCCTCAACTACCACACGAGGACATTTGTACTTTCGTCTAGTTCAATCGGAGCTAGACATAAACGAGAAAGATTATGGATCATCTGTAGAAACTTGGGCGACCCCCACGACTATGGATTCTTTGCCGCCGAGAAGTGCAGAGGCAACGAAGAAGATGCAAGAGGGACACAGAAAGGGTCGCAAAAGACCGAGCAATCTGAGAGAGCAAGTCGATCCGAAGACAATGGAGATGTATCCAACACCGACAACAAAAGGTTTCGGTCATGCCTCGGAAGGGCAGACAATGATGTTCAGAAGGAAAGTGGAGAACGGAGAACTGACGGAAGCAGAAGCTCAAGCCATGATGAACGGAGTAACTCTTCGACCACCGAGAATGGAAGAGTGGAATTATCCAACACCGACATCAAGTCTGAAGAAGCACAGTTACAACGGCAACAAGGACTTTTGGGAGAACCGAGTGGAGAAGGGAAGACAGATGGACTTGGGAATGAAGATGTATCAAACGGAAGGAGACGGAAGGTTGAATTGCGATTGGACGGAGTGGTTGATGGGGTATCCTATTGGTTGGACGAACCTAGAGGAGTTCCAAGAATAGTTGTCGATCAGAAAGATAGAGCCAACAGACTCAAGGCGTTGGGTAATGCGATAGTTCCCCAGAACGCAAAATTAATTGGATTAGCGATAAAGAAGGAGATTGAAAATGGACGATTATAAAAATGGTTGGAGATACATAGTTTGGGTTGATGGTAATGATGACTACTACAAAACTTTTAGTCTAGCACAAATGGATTATCATAATTGGAGAGAAAAAGGTTATGATGTGTGTCTCACAGAAATACAAAAAGACGGAACTGAAAAGATTGTATATAATTCAGAAGAGGATTGACATCTATATGTTGTTTAAATTATCCTTGGATTGCACGGAGCAATATCGGGAATTGCTATTTGCCCAGGTTGGAGAGAGCTTTTACTTTCCCCTTTCTCTCTTCAACCACCTTGAAGTCTCCGTCAATGAACGCAGAGGGGTAGTTTTTACGAAGTTCAGAAAGTCTAGCAACAATTTCATCACGAGAAAGTTTATCTAAATTATGTATAACATTAGTTTCTCTCTTATCAATAGCAAGACCACCAAGTGCAGACCTATACTTTTCTGCATTAACGGCGGCAGAGAACTGTCCAGATTCTTCTGCACCTTTCGACAGATCGGCAAACCTTTTGAGTTGACCCATGAGAGTTACACCATATTTTCTTTCTCTGGCTTCACGAAGTTCTTTAATATATTCAGTTACGAGAGGAAAATCTCTACCATTAAGAAGCAGACTAGCAGTTTTTCTAGCTTGACCTTCAGAGTATCCAGACTTTCTGGCACACTCAGAGTTAGAGTATGTTCCTTCAACAATATATTTACAAAAAGTTTTCTGTCGATTGGTCAATGGCATGACCCCATAGTAGAGTTTCTGGGATATATTTGCAATAATAAAGGAAAAAAAATGACGCGGTCGGCTTTAAAGTGTGGAAAGTGTAACCAAAGTGTAGAAAGAACACCTAGTGTCACCAAGGGTTACAGAGTGTTTTCTACGTTTCTACACTTTCTACACCTATTTTTAAAAAATTTTATTAAACAAAAAATTATGGGAGAAACACTATGTTTAAAGCAATGTTAATTGTATGTGCCTTGAACCAGGTGCCACATATGGAGAGTCAATGTTTTTATGTTTATGATTTACAACAACCAAAAGGATATAATAAAATCAATGATTGTTATAATAGAGCAAGTGAAATGTTGATTATGGTAAGAGATAGAATGGAATACCCTCATGCGATAAGGGTGCAATGCAAAATAGAAGGAGATAAATATGGATCGTGATCAAACAATACTAACAGAAGATGGTTCATCAGAAGAATCACCAAAAGTTTTTTTATGCGAGAGATGTAAGGTCGCACTCAAACGAATAGAACTGAAAGGATTATATCAATGTCCAGTATGTTTTACAGTAACGGAAGAAGAATGAGATTTGAAGACAAACTAAAATGTTCCAAGTGCCAAGTAGCAATGCGAAAGATTGGAGTAAAATTCGAGAACTTAGAAGTAGTCGAGGTTCACAAGTGCTTGGCTTGTGGTAAAAGAAGAACAAAAATAGCGAAAGATTTAGCCATTAGATCGAGTCCGATATTGGAGGAATAAAAAAAAGAGCTAGGAACGAAACAAAATTAAGAAAAAAAATTCCTAGCTCTCCCCTTTTCGCAACTACATAGTAAGGAAGTAAACTATGCAAACATAGTAAGGAAATCAACTATGCAATTAAAAAACTATCAGATAACAAACATGATGTCAAATAAAAAAATATAAATTTTTATGGTATCCCCTCTTGACTTATGCTATCCCATGTATTACTTATATATAAGTACAACTAATTATTTATAGGAGATATTATGGGAGGTACGAAAAGGCTCTGGGAAGAGGGTATCGAAGAGGAAGTCGGAGATTACGTTGACGGCATCATTCCCAGAAGCAAAGTAAGTGAAGATGCCGAAGAGGTCTATGATCTGGATAACGAAGATGTAGGCTTCAAATCTTTAAATGTCCGTGTTTCGGTATACGAGCAGATAAAGAGAATAGCCAAGGAAGACAATAGAACTATTGCAGCTACTATTGCCTTGATGGTTAAAGCAACTTTAAATAATAGGAGGAAAGAAGTTGGAATTAGATAAATTAAAAATACATTCGACCACAGATTATGGTCAATTCAAATATATAGAAGGTAACCGAGAAGTCGTTGAAGCTCATGTAAAGAGTTTATCAGATCAGATAATGCAGAAAGATTTTCAGATACCTATAATAGTCAATGAGAAAATGGAAGTATGCGAAGGTCAACATAGGCTAGAAGCATATAGAAGTTTAGGTATGCCTATAACCTATATTATAAAAGAGGGTTTGAATATTTGCGACATAAGAAAGATGAACTCTACTTCACGAAAGTGGACTATGGAAGAGTAT